TATATTGCCATCCAAAATAATGCATAAACTTTGAACCACCTCTTTCGCCTGTTCCTGATTCATCCCTGCTTCCACCATCTTCTTCTCCAAATAACCCTTTGAAACTTCTATCCAATTTCTGTATACTTGATAAAAAAAAACCAACGAATGATACACATCTACAAATTTAGCAGTCAACATATCATTTGAGTATTCTTCGTGTTTGCTTGCATCGTACTTATCATCAAACCAAATACCTAACTTGCGCTTCTGTGGTATTACCATCGTAGCTGCTAACTTATGTAGATTCCCATATAAATCTTCACTAAACACTTTGCTCTCTATATATCTAGCAAATGGCATCTTACTGACATCGTAATTAATTCTGTATCTCTTACCATTGGATATGCGTATATGCCTCTTAGGAATGCCTTCTATCGGCTCATTTAAGAATGCTATGGTTTTACTCAACTCTTTGTATTCGGTCAAAGGAAGGCTATCTATTTGCATTTCAGTCATATTGTTGACTATCCCTACTAATTTGACTTCTAGGTCTAAATCAGTTGCATCCTTATCCTTTGTATTTAAAGCATTGTAAATCTGTTGATATTGCCATACATTTATTTTATCCCACATGGTTCGTTATTTGTTTTGGTTATAGGTTTGGTTGTAGTATTCTTCACACATAACGGGATGAGATTTATAGCCATTTTTAAAATCTCTCATTATCTGCTCTTTTTCTTTTTCTAAAAAATAAGTTCCATCAATTCTTACAGGATGCGTTTGTTCCTCAAATTGTTTTTGTAAATTTTCTAATAATTCTTGCATTGCTGTTTTCATAGGTTATTTGTTTTTTTTAGTTATATATTGGTATAAGTATGTATAAGATACACCAATTACAAATCCAATAAATAGTGTTATAAATGTAGTCATAGGTTATTTGTTTTGATTTAATGTGGTAAAAATAGATTAATTTAATTAAAAATCTTAAGTATAAATACTGATTTTTATATTATAATTATATTTCTAATTTTATATAATATGTTACATTTTTATATTAAATAGCAACAAATTAGAATTAAATTTCTAAAAAACCACCCCAAGTTTTTTATAAATTACTATCAGGTTATTAATATTTGTATCTCGAGGTGGTCTATATTTTTAATTATTTTGATAGTATGCAACTACTAAGAATGCAAATATAAGAATAATTATGGCTTGTGTGTTTTCTTTTTTCATAATTAGGTTAGATAGATAATGATTTAATTATTTTATTAATACTATTAATTTCAGCTTTTGTCTTATTAATTGAATATTCAAAAGATTTAGCATCTTTTTTATTTAATGTATTAGATATGTAACCTTCTTTAAAGAATATTGATTGCTTTAATGATGAAACAATAAGTTCTAATTCTTCTTTTGTAAATTCTTTCATAAAGTTTTTTTTGGTTGTTTTTAAAATTGTGCGTTGTTCAGTCGCACCCCTGACTTCTTGATGGATTAGTTAAAAAATTGAATATGTTTAGTAGAAATTCCTAATTCATTGCAAGTTGTAACTCCTTCTTGAGTTAAACAATACATATAACTTTCTTCAATTTCTGAATAACAATTATATATTAATTGTTTTTTTACAAGTGAACCTAGTATTCCTTTTTCGCTAGGACTATCAACTGAAGTGTATTCTGAAAATCCATCTTCACTTTGACAATTAGCTACTGTGGTTAAAATTTCAATTTCGTTTTGTGTTAATTGAGTTTTCATAGTTTTTTGGTTTTTGGTTTGTTTGATAAATCAAAGATAGGTCAAGATATATACACATTCCAAACATTTTGTAAACTATTTTTAAACTTTGTGATGAACGGTAAATAACAAGGATAAGCGGTAATTACATCATAGAATACCTACCTGAACCCCTTCTTATGCTAAAGTTTGACCACGCTAAAGCCAATGCCATAACACAGTCATCGTGGAATCCTGATGGTGCAGAGTACCTAACCCCATTAGCCGTATACTGATATTCAAAGACCTGCAGTTCATTTGTGATTGCGCCTTCAGGGAATCCTATTTTACGTTGTTGTATTGCAGTTGCTAGACCTTCCATTAGCTGCTGCTTACTAGAACTCGTAAACTTTAGACCTTCTATTGCAATGCCTTCCCTTTGTAGGTCTTCTAGTATAGGGTCTCCTACACCTGTACTATCTACCAATATAGGGCATCTAGGCAGCCTCTTTATATTCTCCTTAGTATTATGCCAATCCATTTGATACCTGTCAAAATAAGCCACGTTACCGTTATTATCTAAGCCTATGATAACTGTATGGTCAACAGACTTTGCAAGGTCAATACCAAATGCAACTATTTGTTGGTTGCTAATTGGCTTAACGCAATCCTGAATAAACTTGTTGCCAAATGGGTTTGCGCTATTCTCTGAAGGGTTAGCCATATATTCCTGCTCAAACACTACGTTTGGCAGTTGCATTCTAGCTTCATCTATTTCCATTGGGTCTATGAATGGATTATCATAACTCGTAAACTTAAAGGATGCCCAATCATTTTCACCTGCTTTCATAAACAAACTATAAAAATAGTTCTTACCTCTAGGTGTTGAAAGAAAGATTGCCTTCCCTTTGTAATCGGTTAAGGTTGGTCTAATACTATTTTGCCATCCTGATTCAAGGTCAGGGATAAATGATGCCTCATCTATAATAACTAAATGGAACTTTCTACCTCTAAGGTTATCTAATCGTTCACCTGTAAAGAATTCTATCTGCCCACCATTGGGGAAGTCTATTCTTAAATCAGACTTGTTTTTAGGCAATTCTAGGGACTCTGTAAGTTTAGCAAAGAAAACCTTAGCCAATCCATAAGTTGGTGTAATATAAGCAACAGAGAGACCTTTAACGGCATATGTAACTGAAAGTATCTGTGATAGTTCTGACTTACCAAATCTTCTGCCACACATTACCACCCTGAAACGCTTATCACATTCAAGTATCTTTTGTTGGTTTGCGTGTGGATTAGGTAAGAATATTTGCATTATAAAATGGTTTTCCCATCTACAAAGATAACTTCTATTTTGTTATCTGACTTAATATCCATTTGTTCCTTTGGTTTGCCATATACTCTAGTAAGTAATGTTTCAATAGAATATAGACTGCCTTTGTTCATTGAATTTAATATTGCCTTACATATTGTTCTTTCTAATGCAGTAGCTAAAACATCATCTTGTATAGATTTCAGTTGTTCTTCAGTCATAGCCATTAAATTTTGTACTGTATCATTTACTTCAGATAATTTATATCCTTGCTCAATTAATAAGCTAACAAACTTCTTAGGTCTGCCATTTGGGTTTGCAACTTCCCCTTTTTTAAATGGGGTTAAATTTTGTAAGTTTGCCATATTGTCACTATTATTTCACTATTATTTATCTAATTTAGATTTAAAATGCTCACACAATACTTCCATCTTTGCTATGTAGTATGTGCTAAAGTCTTTGTATCCTTCGTTGTTTTGTTGATAGTTTATATATAAAATTCCTCTCAATCTTTGTGATGGGGTCTTATTTGTGTCTAGCTCTGTTTTAATATTATCTAAGTTATCTAATTCATTCTGTTGAAATGATTCTTCTTTTATAGCTATATAACAAAATCTTTGGTTAAGTTGAAATACTTGTGCCGCATCAACAGGTGATAACTCTTGTGTGCCAAAAGTAACTTTAATAGTCTTATCCTTTCTTGATGTTAACCCTTCTATTTGTGCAGCTAGTATTATCATCCTAGTTTTTCTTTATGTTTAGTTTTTAAGTATTCCATATGTGTTTTAGTATCACCCATTACTAAATGACATTGCCTACATAATGCCATAATATTCTCTATTATATCTGCTGACTTACTACCTCCCATTCCCCTTGCTTTTATATGATGCAAATCTACTGCTTTTGCTCCACAGGATTCACAAGGTATAAAATCTTCTATGCCATAACCAAAGTAATCTAAATATAGTTTAGTATGTTTCTTCATTCATTAATATAAAGTTCAAAGATACGAATATGAATCCTATGTTTAAACTTTTATGTAATTGTGCGAACTCATCTACTGAATATCCAATTGATATACCTAATTGTATTGTTTCTGTTAATACCCCTAATGATATTCTAAAGTTACCAAATTGTATACAGTATTCCATTACTTATCTATTTGCTTTAGTTTATTTATTGCCCATTCAATTCCTGAAGTGCCACCCCAACAATCCCACATCAAGCCTCCACAACCTTCTGAATATGGTACATCTTTATTCTGTTGATGCCTTTTAAATGATGCCATTCTAGCTATTGTATCCCTAGATATGTTTTCTTTATTCGCTAATTGATTTGCTCTAGCTTTACCTACTGCAGTTCCACAATCACCCCAACCATTTTCATCTGCCCATTTTAATGCTCTTTTAGCATTATTACTTGCTGATTCAGGATAGTCATTATAAGTTTCTTCAAGTTGTTGACTAATAGGAACACAATTTGGTGAACCATCAGGTTTTAATCCAATAGGTTCGTAATCTTCCCAACAAGGATTCGGCTCTATATCTAATGCAGCCTTAGGCAATAAACCATTTTTAATAGCACCCCAAACTTTTTCAGCTTTTTCTTGTGTGTCATAAATACAACTTCCTGTACCTATTCTGTACTTTCCGTTGCTACATTTGTATATTGGCATAACCTATTAATTTATTATAAATAGCAAATCTCTTATTATTTATAGTGTGCAGGTTAAAGTTCGTATTGCAATAGTCAAATAGCTTATGCCCATATTCTATCCTAGCTGCTTCATCAAAGGTCAGTAGCTTAATCCATTTGTACCAATCTTGTTGATTGTTTACATAGCATACAGGCATATTCTTATAAGGGTGTACGTTACTAACTATTGCAGGATTCTTCTTTGAAGCAGTCTCTAATACCTTTAGGTTTGATTTCATTGCTCCAAACTTATTTTCCACCAATGGGATTATACTTATGTCTGAATCAGCATAAGCACCCATATAATTACTTACATCTGCATAGTCATAGATAGTAGGATTTAGTTTTAATCCATTTGTAAATACTCCTATCATTCTATCCCACAAATGTTTCTCCCCTAGATTATAACCTGCAATTACTGTTCTTACAGGGAAGTTAATCTTCTTCATTGGATTCCTAAGTATGTCTAAATCAGGAACGTGAGTACCTGAACCTGACCAAAACAATCTAACCATATCAGATTCTATTTTATTATCCTGAAACTGCTCTTCTCCGTATGGCAAACCGTTTGGTAATATTTCTACATTAGTATTGTACTTGTATATTTCTTCAGCTAGTCTTTCGTGTGTACAGGTGCAAAGGTCTGCAACCTTCATATACTCTGTAATAATTTCTGCTATATTGCTATCCCTGTATCTTTGTGCTAAAACGTGCGAAGGTGGTAATACCCAATAGTCATCATTATCTACTATCAGTTTAAAGTTATATTTCATCTTCATCTTAACTAATAGTTTAGCATCTGTTGAAGCTAAGAATCTATTAAATAAAACTATGTCATAGTTATTATCAAATACTGCCTCATTAATTGTATCTGTAATCATACAATAATCTTTGCGCATATTAACTAATGGCATCATAATTCTATGATAGCCAACCCCACTAAACTTAGTTGTTATTGCTAGTATTCTCATAATGGCAAATAAATATTTTTATCCTCGTGATAAATCTTTTGATATTTATTCCATATGTTTTGTGCATTTCTTAAACTTTCATCTTTTGCTCTACGGTAATCGCTATTCTCTCCGATATCGTGTCCTATGTGTTCACTTCTTAAATTAGGTAAATAATAATTAGTAAATCCTGCTATGATAGACCTTTCTCCAAAGTCGCTATCTTGCATTCCATATGGGTCGTATTCTGTATTATAGCCACCAATTTTATCTATTACACTTCTCATAATTAAATTATTACCAAATGGTGTATGTGTTCTATGTATTCCATCTTGTAATGGTGGCAATGATTCAACACAATGTATTCCAATAATACCTGTGTTTTCTATTTTACTTGAATATTCAACCATAGTTTTTAACCAATCATTCGGCATTAATATATCATTAGCCATAATACAAACTGCATCATATCGCTTTGTTAAATGTAATCCAATATTAACTCCCTTTGCAATACCTCTTTTTTCTAAAGACCAATCAGCATAATGCCATTTGTATAAATCTAAAACTAAATTAAAATCTTCTATACTGCTTCCGTTATCAATTAAAATACAATCAGCAGGATACCCACCATTATAAAAATTTTGTTGTATAGTTCTAATAGATAAATCTGTTCTACCTAATGTTAAAAAAATTACTGCTATTTTCATTTTGGCTTATTTTCTCCTAATTTTTTAGCAGGTACTCCTGCGTATTTTGTATACTGTTCTGATTCTCCTTTAAAGAATGCACTTGCTCCAATCATACAACCTTCTAATACAACTGACCATTGATGTAATACTGCATTTAATCCTATGTTGCATTTATCATTTATGATAGAATGCCCACCTATTTTTGCACCACAACTAATAGTAACATTATTATCTATTATGCAATCATGTCCTATGTGTGCGTGTTTCATTATAAAACAATCATTACCTATATATGTATTGCTTTCAGTTCCTGCATCAATAGTAACTAATCCTGTAATTATATTGTTATTACCTATTATAACTTTGCCTTTTGTTTTACCCCAAAACTTTTTATGTTCAGCAGGGTCGCCTATAATACAATAAGCACCGATGTAATTGTTATCACCTAGAGTTACATTGTCTCCGATAATTGCAGTTGGATGTATAAAATTA